GGAACTTGCAGGATTCCCTGACTCCGCAGATATTCGAACAAAAATATAGATTCCCTTTTTTCCGATTAGGATTCCACTCCTCCGTCAACTTTGCTCTTTTAATGGTTTCTTCAAACCATTCTAAAACATCTATTGTTTCTTTTGGGTTTACTTCACGGCGCACTTCTACACCATCTCGAATAAACCAAATGATAATTTCTGAAATTTCAATGTCTCGCTCAGTCCACAAAAAATATGAGTATAGTAGAAATTGTTTCATGTAGTTGTTAATCTGATCATTGCGTTGTTTACCCGCTTTTTTAAGACGCGCGGTCTTAAAATCGTACAATATGTATTTGCCATTTTTGTCTTTCAAAATTAAATCCGGTTTCACAACCAAGTCAACACCTTTGAAGTTAGCATAAACTGTATCTTCGATTAAAATAACATCATAAGCATCTTTCTCAAACTCGAAATTTTGAAAAAATGCTAATCCATCCTGATAGTAATTTTCACCCATGCCAACAGGATATGGTGGAGGCGCGTTGGTTACAAAGGTATTGTAGTTCGCGATATAATAATCCTCCAAATCCCATATGGTCAATTCTCCACCAAAATATTTTTCTAAAATATCGTGAATCAGAAGTCCAAAATCACTAAAGAAATTGTTAATGCGTTTTTCACGTTTGATATAAGTTAAATAAAATGCGTAATTACAACCCGAACCACTATCTTCATTTTTTAGACTGTTAGTACTGCTAAAAGACCAAACCATATTATCGAGAACAAAATCTTCTGTTGTCATTAATTGTCTCCAAATCCTTCTGGTGCTTCATGATGTTTGTTCGGGTCATCAGTTCTTAATGGCGAAATGTCATCATTCCATTTATAGCGAGTCCACAGGTTCTCTGGAGTATTATAAAACCTATAGCTCGGATAATCAAAATAAAACATTGACTCTCCTACTTTTCCGGTATAGCGATTCTTCAGTACGTCCACCGCAACATTATAGTCAATGGGCTCTTTTCCTTTCACATACCCTTTGCCATTTTTTGCCATTTCACCATCTCTTTCTTTTTTAGAAAAGCGATGAACGCTTAACATATATTGAGCCAGATTTCCCAAGTCTCCAGAACCCGCCACATCGTCAGTGGCTAATCTTCTGTTTATATCCAACCCTCCAATTTTTTTTGGATGCCCAACTAAAACAATTAAAACATTATATATTTTAGCAAGTGAAACTAATTTTACGATAAATTCTTTTTGCCTCAACCATTGATCCCCTTCGCCATTTATTCCTATTTCTAATGTTAAAAGATTGTCGATAATCCAAATATTGCATCCAAAACGGCGTTTAACATTTATCGCCCTATCGAGAATCTTGTCTGAAGAATTTTCGATATCATCAAAAACCCAGATTCTACCTCTATACCAATCTCTCATTTTTTTGACTGCTTCTTGATCGAAAATACGAACAAAATCATTTTTCATTGTAATTTTTTCACGGCCAATCATGGTCGTTTCAATCCAATTGCGAAGAACTGAATTTCCTAATTCTCCACTAAAAATAAATACATCTTCGCCTTGGTTCAAAGCATTACAAACAAACATTTGATTTAACAAGGTTGATTTTCCGTGTCCTCTCCTTCCTGTTAAAAGTACAACACTTCCGTAAATAAATTTATAAACTATGTCGTCTATTCCCTTTAGTCCAGAATATAATCCAGGAGCGGTTTCGATATCAAAATCATCAACTTCTGCCAAGTCAACTACATTTTGAACAGGAACCTCTTGGGCATTATATATAAAATCAAGAACTTTTTCTTTGCCAAAATAAAATAATACTTCGTTGGCATCCTTAACTTTATGTGTTACTCCATCTTTGCCGGTTATTTCATGTGGCAAATCAACATATTTGCAACGCCAAAATCCTAGGCGAGAACAAACTTCTTTTCTCATGTCTACGCCGGGTTTATCGTTATCTCCCCATATAATTAATTCTTGAAATTGTTCCAACCAATCCCAATTGTGCTCTATCCACGTCATGTTGCCAGCCCCAAATGGAATTGAAACTACATTTTTGTGAGAACACTCAATAATAGATAAAGCATCCCCTTCCCCTTCGCAAATTAATAATGGCTTAGTTGGATCAATATGATTCATTCCATATAAAAGTGGTAATGTATCTGTATCTTTTTGCGACCAGAATTTACTTTCACTCTTATTTACTTTTCTTGATGGTCTATACTTTACCAAACATAATACATCATTGTCATCATAATAATGAAAAGCAGCGTTTCCTTTTTCGTCTGCGCCCACTCTTGCAAAATCTAATGTGCTCGGACTGACATGTCGAGTTGCCCAATATTCTTCAACTTTTGATCTATCAGAATTTTCTTCATGAGGATACACATAATCTCTTTGTGTTTTTACTCCTCTTTCGCCAAAACGAAAAGGAATGTCGGCTTCCTTAAATAACCTTTCAACAGCCCCAAGAAAAGTTAATTTATAATGAACCATGTAATGATCTAAAATTCCATAAACCTTTTGGCAACCAAAGCATTTATAACTATTGTCCTTAGAATTCCAGATAAAGGATGATGTATCCTCAGAATGGAAAGGACATAATGCTTTTAGATGTGTTTCATCAAATTGTTCTAGTTGTAAATCCTCGGCGATAATAAAAGCAGCCTTATCTCCAAGTTTTTCTTTGGCTGACAGGATAAGTTCTTGCGGAATCAGCATTCATTTTCCTCTCTTTTCAGCATTTGTTCATTGAAATATATTGTCTATAAAAGTGGGCGAAATTTTTCGTTCTTCGCCCACTTTTTTACATAAAACTAAACTTTTATGTGACTACATCAAAAAGGCAGTTCATCGTCGTCTGGTTCGACTTGTACTTTTGGAGGCGCATCATATCCACCGCTCGCATCTGCATTGTCAGGATATTGCCAATTGAAGACAACAAACTGCGGATTCTTAGGCCACGCACGATTGCCATCTTCATCCTCATATTCTTCACGAGAAAGAATAGCTCCATGAAGCTCGATACGATCCTTTTCCTTAAGTTCTCCAGCCTTTTTATGTGCTTCCCCAACAAACCTTACAAACGACCAACTGGTATTTTTATACTCTCCGCTTTTCTTATCCTTGCGCGAACTACTCATACTTACTAAACTATAAGTCCCCTTATCTTCAACGCTCCAAACAGTTACACGTTGACCTTTTTCAATATTAAGTGTCATTTATTTATTCTCCTTTTTCAACTTTTTCAATTGCAGAAAACAAGTCTTTTACAACAGCAATGTCAGTCAATCCCTTAACACCCTTTGGTGTCATATCAATCTTCATTTCCGCAAAAAGCGCAACTAAACTTTCATTCTTACTGCCACCCAAACTCTTGATCAATTCAACAATAGCGGCTTTTTGTTCTTTGATTACTTCTTCTGCGCTTTTATAAGTTGGCCTATCCTTTTTAGAAACATCTTTAGAGTCTTTTTCAATGGAGTCCATAATTTCTTCTAGCGCTACTTTGCTAGGTTTCTTGAAATATGTTCCTGGCGGAATTCCGATTAACCCCTTTGTGACAATGGCATTATTGTCCATATCAAGCATCAATGCAACATCGAAGTCAAATTCTGTATCATTTCGTTGCATTAATTCCATACCCGTTTTTTCATAAAACTTTCGACCATTCTTTTCTGTTTCCATGTATTCTTGCTTGGCGCGAATAGTAAAAAGAATATGCATTGGTGAACGAATAATTGTATCAATCATATTGTTTTGAATTGGTGTTCCTACTGCCCATCCAGCATATTGATTTCCCCCAAATCGTGTTTTAGCAGCATCAGTTACAATTTCTAACAAACCACCAATGCCCTGATAAAAATGGGTAGCGCTATCAATGATCATTTGACCATAGCCACCTTCTTCAGCCAAATGAATTAATTCAATCATTCGATTTGGGTGAAATGGGGGTTCAATTTCTAGAACATCAAATTTAAACCGATCTGCATATAAACTCAATCTACCATGCTCGGTATCAATTGCCGCCGTAGGTTTGCCGGTTCTTTCCTCAAGATATTTTGCAAACTCAAGAGCGGTATAAGACTTTCCCGAACTACTCGGCCCACCTAAAATTAAACGAAGGGGTTTCTTCCCCTTTACTGCTTTTTGGAAACCTTGTACTCCTGTCATTATTTCTCCTTTTCCTTATTGATCTTATAATACATTTTTACATTCTCCTCAATTTGAATTGTTTTTGTTTGTTTTTTTTATCTTTTGGAGACGCTCCTTTCAATATAATTTTTTCATCATATTACATTGTACCACACAATATGATTTTCGTCAAGGGCGAATTACACATTGATTATACCATCAAGCCTATCACATATTTCACCAAAACTATATGGATAAAAATTATTTGAGTCAATGCCAATATCCATAGAGCGCTTATAATTTGGCAATGAGTTATGTACATGCCCGAACAGATGAATGTAATTTCTGAAAAATCCCTCCCACTCTCTTAGTGGATAATGACAAAGCACAATTCCAA